CTTGATTCTGAATTGGTGTATACGCAGTATGGATATTACCTGTAGTGACTAACGCACCAGGATTAGCATCCGTAAAGATAAACACTAATTCGTGATATCCAGTTACAGGTGGAGTAATCGTAGCCACCTGTACAGTTCCAGTAACAAAAGTTAATCTAGTAGTAGGAGCAATAGTAGCAGCAGAGGCCATTGTAACAGGACTTGGCTGCTTATCACTCTGAACCGCACCAAAATTCTGATGAAGTAAATCTGACATTTCATGCCTCCTTAGTAACCAGCAGGAACTGCCAGATTATCAATATAAGCAGTAGCAGCAGGATTCATTACAAACGTCTGCATCCCTACGACCATGTAGAAAATATCAGCCGTCGCAACTCCACCTGACTGACCACGCAACTCGAATATTTTACGTCCATCAGTTGTATAGAATCCAACCGGGAGAATTTCCGCTCGACCCCATACTTCTTCAACTACGAAGTCGATACGTGTTTTATCCCAGTTATAACTTTCCTTAACAGGAGCGCCAGCCATCTGCATTTTCTCGAAATACATATCGAGAGAATCAGACTTGCCACCACTCTTATCAATGAAAGATACTAACTGACCAATTTCTTCATAGCTCTGTTTCTGGGCGGGGTGCGTCCATGCAACAGGTCTGAAGTTATTGTCAATACCTAATCTATTACCAATCTTATTTAAGGCTAAACGTGGAAGTGGAAGTGTGAGAGAAGAACCACCAGCATTCACTCTATTGCTACGAATTTCAGGAGTGGCAGACCTGCTGAAACCCAACCATGTGCCACTAGAAGCATTAGAGTGATGATATGGAACTCCTAACAACGCTGGCAGAGAAGCAGGAGAACTAATTCCCTGCACTACGAGTTTATCAGTTGCTACTGCACCAGCAATAGCAGGAGTAACCTCAATAGTCTTATTCTCTACGTCCCACTTAGTTATTGTACCAGAACCACGTCGAGTAGCAAGCGTGGTATCAAATAGCTGGACTGGCTGGCCATATCTCACGAGCCTAGCCCCAAATCCATCAGTAGTTAATGTGTAAGTATCGACACCAGAAGCCGTGGCTACTGTAGTAACAACACCTACAACACCATTACCAGACTGCATTAACTGTGCATCAATCTGACGGCGTAATTCATCTAACGCGGTAGCCGTCATTCGACGAACAGCATTAATTACTGATTTTCGGTCATCATCAGTAGACCACTGAGCCAGCTTAGTGTATTCAATGTTTTCACTCATGAAAACACAAGACACTACAGCCTTATCTAACAGCGGACCACCACCACGACCTAAATCACCACCATCAGCATTAAAGTACTGGAACACGCCACCAGGACGTAATTCCAAAGGCACTCGCATCTGACGGTTTGATACTTTCTCAGCAGGACGCTTCCTAATAGTCGAATAGAATTTGTCATCTCTTTCAAATACTGTTCGGACCTTAGGAATAACTCTTTCGAGTTCTACTGCTGCAACATCAGCCTCAACTACTGCCATGATTAATCCTCACTTAAGAAATCGTAAGTGGACATTCCTTTCTGAATTTGTGGTTTATCTTCACTAGTTTTTCCACGAGATGTAGTTGAGGATGTGGAAGTCCTGTTTGGAGGTAGTGGGCCTCTTTTGTTCTCGCTAGTAGTTCTTTTCTTATCCTTAAGAGCCTCAGCACGAATCTTTTTAATAGCTTCTGGAAGAACCGTTTTGGCCTTGGACAGATAGGCTGAGCGAATTTTGTCCTTAGACGATTGATTAAAATCGTTCTTAAACGCTTCCTTCCAGAGATTATCAAGTATTCGCGAAAATGATTTGTCCTCATCAATCATCTGTTGTGCAGTTTGTAATGCTTCATTAATTGCGTGTTTCTTTTCATAAGCTGTTAGTGCCCCTTTAGGGTCTATATGACGGTCAATAGTGGATTTAAGAGTATTATCAATTTTAGTATTTATCTCTGAACTAGTATCCTTGAATTTTCGTTCTACTAGTGCATGTTCACGTTCTTTAATTCGCTTCTCAGCATCACTAACTTCCGGTTCTTCCTTATGAAACTTAGTAGGAGGTGTAAATTTAGAGCTTCCAAATACGAATTGATTAAGAATTAGAGCCGCACTTTTCAAATCTTCATTATTAATTCTACCAGCTTCTTCTACCATAGCGGAAACTGTATTCTTAACTACATTTCCTAAAACTGCATTAAAAGCATTAGAATCAATTTTACTCAAGGCAGGTAAATAATTATCTACTAATTTACCAAAAGAATTTGGATTCTTAGTTCTAATTGTATTTAGGATATTTTCAATATTTCCTTCTAATAAAGTAGTTTCAAATTCCTCAAATGATTTAGCTCTTTCAATTACTTCCTCAGCTTCCTGAGGCGTAGCAAACATTTCAGTAAATTTTTGGTCACGATAGTAAGCACGCTCTAAATAAGGAAACTTCTTAAACAAATCAGGATATGCTTTAAGAATTTCCTGTCTACGAGCTGGAACCATTAATTCTAAATCATCATCCTTTACTTCTTCATCTTCTATCTTTATTTCATCTTCTTCTTTTTCTTCATTATCATCATCTTCATCTTTTTCCTTCTTAGGTTTTTCTTCTTTTTCTTCTTCCTTTTCCTCTATGACAGTTTCATCCCCAGAAAGAAGGTCAACAATATCTTCTTTTGATAATTCATTACTGGACGACTGGCCCAGCGTTGTCGGGAGAATATTTTCCGTTGCCATTTTCATTTACCTCTGATTCTGGTTGGCCCTGTGCCTGGGGCATAGCTTCATTTGGCACTTCTGGCTGCATTGCCATTAAATGTTCTCTTAAATGTAACAAAGCATTTCTATATCCATTGGGATTTTCTCTCTTAGCAGCTCTACCAGCAGGAGATACTGCCCACCGTTTAAGAGTTTCTGATTCAATTAAATGATTATCTATTTCAGGTTCAATAGGAATAGATGATACTTCTCCCAACATTTCATCAGGAAATGGACCAGACTCTAATAGCAACTGAATTTCTTCATGTTGTTTTTCAATATCATTCTGATTAGGTAATGTAAAATCTTGTAATCCTACGGCTTCACCTAGTAATGTAATATTCTCAGGCGACATTAGTGCCGCAAGTAGTGGTGAATCTGGTGGACTATTCTTAACGATTTCCATTATCACGTCTTTCTTCTGACCAAAAGTAGCTGGCAAATGTTCACTAGCTTCTAATTCTATTCTTCCGATTTTACCCTCTAATTCAACTTTGCGAATAAATATATTAACGAAGTTACCAAGTTCATCCTTTTCTACCATTTTTTCATCTTCAACTACATTTTCTATATAAGCAGGAATTACTTTAGAGAAAATATCTTTCCACCAAATAGTGAGCATCTTCCAATTAGTTTGAAGTCGCTGTAATGCCTGAGCACGACTCATTGAATATTCAGCAGCAGTCCTACTTGAACCAGCAGCCTGACCACCAAATAATGATGGTAATGCTCCACTAACTAATTGACCAAACTCCTGAATACGCTGCATGAATGGTTCAATTTCTCTACTTAATGTAGCAGTTTTGATTTCATGAAAGCCATCACCTATTCCTTGACCAGAACGTCCGGTAGCAGGAAATATTAAACCTGGTGTTGATTCTACTTTATTATAAGCATTGAAATTCAAAACTTTAGGGTCAGCGAATGTTTGTGGAATACCAGCTTCAATTGTTTGTAATACTAAGGCAATCAAATCATTTGTAATTTCCTGAATATTAACTAGAAGTAATCCAGTTGGCTCATGAATTAAGTAATCCGATAACGGATTACGAGTTAATGTCCAGTGTTCATCAAAATCCTCATCTTCAACTTCACATAATTTATCATCAACCATAACTATTTTAGCGCCGGATGGGAATAGTTTATTTAATTTTCCTATAATAGCTTCATCTAATATATGATAGAATGATGGCCTAACCCAAGTATTACGAACAGTAACATTATTCTCTGGCTCATCCCCCATATATTGAGTAGAAGTGCGACCCCATCGTTCATAATAATCACCAGATGAATATAAATTACCTTCATGAATATTAGCCTTAGAATATCTAGCGCGCGCTTGCGAATAATGAGTTTCATATGCCCAAATAAGATATGGACAATCTTCTGGTTTCATTGCATAACTAGGAACCTTTACATATAATCCACCATATATTTCAATACATTGACGTGATTTCGGTTTATCGTTCTTTCCTACTAAAACTGAATTCTGTATAGTTTCTGTCTTAATAATAGGAACACCAACTTCTTCCATACACTCAGGACAGAAATTATCTTCTATTAATTCAGTTTCACAAGTAGGACATGACATATAATCTAGTTCTTCTTCTCTATCCTCATAAACATTTTCTTCATATGTTCCGTATTTTTTATCTTCCTTAGTATAGCGATATGCAGCAATCATTCCTTCAGTACAGAAAATATATAGCGCGCGAATCCATAAAAGTGTAGCATCATTATGTTTATATACTAAATCAGCAATCTTATCTCCAGCACGCGCAGTTTCAATATCTAAACGATTATCAGCATCATCAGGATAACATTTAATAGCTGGAACGGTAACTGATAGTGCAGCAATAATTGATTCTAAATAGGAACGAAAAACATTAATTGGTTTATCATAGTAAGATGCGTATTCATTAGCACCCTGCGTAGTATCACCAATTCTCCAATCGTGCGCGGTTTCACTAAACCATAATCTCTGGAATCCATCCCAGTATAGTTTTAACTTACGCCATAGACGAATTTGTCTTTCACGAATTATCCTATCTTCTCTATCAGCATGGTCTACTAATGCTTTTAGAGCAGTTTTGATATCTTCTGTTAACTTTGGGTCATCAGCGAGCATTACTTTTTCCTAGAAAACTTTTTTCTATCACTCGGCGAAGTCTTATGAATCATTTCCATAGCTACTTCTTTAGAGGGGCTTGCGCCCTTTACTTTCTTTTTACCCCCATGAGCTATCATCTGCATGAAACGATATTGCGCCGATGATTTTGCTGGCATGGCTTTTACCTATGTCGAAACTGCAACTGTAGCAACACGAGTAGCAATTGTATAGGTAACAGTTGCGATTGTATATAAATCAATGTGAATAATTCGTGTAGGTGAACCACAAGTAATTTCTAATACTTGTCTAACCAAATCAAATTTTAATTCCTTAACATCCTCAAAAGCCTTAGCAGTTAAAGTAACTTCGGGTCCAATCTTACCTGTAACTGTAATGGTTCCTGCTGTTGCCATGATTATCTCCTAGCGAAAAATGGATTTTGTAAATAGCCACGATACTGAGGTTCTAAGAAAAAGTCCAAGGGCTTATATGGACCAGCATTAGTTGCTGGGGTAGTTCCGGGTATATCTTTTTTAATAGGAGTAGATTCAACCGCGCGCCATCCACTCTTACCTAATTCTCGGCCACTAGTAGGTTTACTAGCTGCCATTTCTTTAGGCGTAACATCTACAATTGATTTCCTACCCGATTTCAATAGATTATTTCTTTTGTATGCTTCATAGAATTCTTCGATAGCCTTTTCACTAAACTTATCAGCTCTTTCTAATAAATTAGGATTTGGAGTAGTTTTTAATACTTCAAGTAATCTCCCCTCCATAATATCTGATAAAGCTGGATTAGAATGAATTGCTTTGGTAAAATTAGTACGGAGTTTAGCCGGTATATCATTCCACCTATCACCAAGAACTTTCTTTATTACATCACGAGTTGAACCTAATCGCGCAGCTTGTTCATAGGGAACATTTTCATAACCTACTGATTTTCTATAATTGTAATATTTTGGACCAAAATCAGTATCTGATATATTC